GATAAGCAAATTAATGCTATAGAGAAATCTAATAATGGTATACGAAAAGTTATAGAGTTTACAAATAAAATATCTATCACTCTTGCTAGAATATATCAGACAGGTTTTACAGTTGATGTAAAGTCATTAGACAAGGTTAAACAGGAGTTCTTAACAGAGAAGAATGTAATATCAGAAAGTTTAAAAAAGAAAGTTAGAGTATTGATGGGTGATATTCCTATTAACTTAAATAGTCCTGAACAGATGTCGTGGGTTATATTTAGTAGAAAGCCTAATGACAAAGCACTATGGGCAAATAGCTTTACACCATACATGAGTAGAGAGGATTTTAAGAAGACTGTTAAAGAAAACTCAACTGTTGTACGTAAAGTTATAGCAAAGAAATGCCCTAAGTGTAATGGATATGGAAAGGTTAGAAAGACCAAAAGAGATGGAACACCGTTTGCAAGAGAAACAAAATGCACACATTGTGAAGCACAAGGTTATCTATTTACACCTACATCAGAGGTTGCAGGTCTCAAGTTTGCACCACCCACAGCTAAATGGGTATCAGCAAATGGTTTTGGTGTAGGCAAAAATAATTTAGATATGGTACAGCACATAGCTAAACAAAATAATATGTTAGATGCAGTAGATTTTTTAGGAGACTTAAAAAGATTATCTGCTTTAGAAACATACCTTTCTTCTTTTGTAGAGGGTATACAAACACATATAAAGTCTGATGGTAGATTGCATGTTAGATTACTACAGCATAGAACTGCAACAGGTAGATTTAGTGGAGCAGACCCTAATATGCAAAATATGCCTAGAGGTGGTACATTTCCTGTAAAGAAGGTATTTGTATCTAGATGGGAAGGTGGCAAGATAATGGAAGCAGATTTTGCACAATTAGAGTTTAGAACTGCTGCATATTTGTCACAAGATAAAATAGCAATGAAGGAGATAGAAGATGGTTTTGACGTACATAGTTACACTGCAAAAGTTATTACTGAAGGTGGTCAGAGTATTAGTAGGCAAGAAGCGAAAGCACACACGTTTGCACCACTCTACGGTGCGACAGGGTTTGGAAGAACAAGTGCAGAAGCAAAATACTACAAACAATTCAATGAAAAGTATAAAGGAATCGCATCTTGGCATTCCAGATTGGCTAAGGAAGCTGTAAGTACAGGCAAGATTTCTACACCTTCAGGAAGAGAGTTTGCCTTCCCTAAAGTAGAAAGATTAGCCAATGGTAAGGTTACATACTTTACACAAATTAAGAACTTTCCTGTACAGTCTTTTGCTACAGCAGATATTGTACCATTAATATTAATGGAGATAGACAAAAGACTTGACAGGTATAGGTCATGTGTGGTAAATACCGTACATGATTCAATAGTGGTGGATGTACATCCTGATGAAGTTGATGATGTGCTACACCTAATAAAGGAGACTAACAGTCGTATGACTAACTTGGTTAATGATAAGTTTAATGTAGATTTAAATGTACCATTAATTTTAGAAGCTAAAATAGGAAATAATTGGCTTGACATGCAAGAAGTTGTATGATATAACTACGAACCGTTAAAAAAAAGGAGAAGTATATATGGTAAATGAAATATCAATTAAGAGTATAGACAATGACAATTATGCAATCATGGCAAAAGCTATGGGTGTAAGTTTAGATAAAGAGAGTGGTGGTTCTACTTCGGTAAAACTTCCTAGACTACGTATCGTAAATCAACCTATCATGAAAGATACAAAGATAAATGGTAAAAAGGTTAAGGAAGAAATAATGGAAGCAGGTCACTTTGAACTAAAACTTCCTGACGATGAGAATGTATTCTATGGTAAGAATATAGAGATTAGAATCTTTATGCAAAGGTTTATGTATAAGAAGTGGATACCTTTTGCTAATAAGTATGAGAAGACAGTATTCTCTGACAATCTTAATATTGACCTAAAAGATACAATGGGTACATTTAATCTTGGTAGACCTCAAGGTTTTCAAAAAGATTGGAACAGTTTACCTGATACTACTAAAGATATAATTAAGTCTGTAAAAAGAGTTAGAGGTATTTTTGGTAAGGTTAAGTTTATAGGTAAGGTTGTAGACTCTTCACTAAATGAAGTTGAATCAAAAGAGACACCATTTATTTGGGAGATACATAATGCTACAGGTTTTAAAAACATGGGTGTTCCTATATCTACTTTAGCTAAGATGCAAAAGATACCTGTAAATCATTACATATCTGTAGGCACAGACGAGCAAACTATTCCAAGTGGTAGTAGCTTCTATGTTCCTGTGGCATCTCTTGACTTAACTAGAACTGCAGACATTACGGATAGTGACCAAATATTATTTACACAATTCCAAGAGTTTGTAACTAACTACAATGGTTGGGTTGTTAGTGAGTGGGATAAGTTTGTAGCATCTGAGGATATATCCGACCAAGACAAAGATATTGTTAATGAGTTTGTAGACGTAGAGTTATCAACTGATGAAAAGTAACAACCCTTTTGAGGTTCATGACATTAACTACTTGTCACCTAGCAGTATAAATACCTACATAAGCGACATGCCTATGTGGGTAGCTAGGTATCTTTTTGGTGTTAAGTCAGGCAGTGGAGCAGGTGCAGTTAGAGGTATTGTTCTAGAATCTGCATTGTCTGATAAATATGAAACAGGTAAGTTTGACTTCGATGTATTGCAAATGAAGTTTATGAATCTATGTGTAGAATCTAATGTTGACTTAGGTGATATTAAAGTAGAAAAGGAAAGAAAGTTATTAAAAGGCTTTGGAGAAATTATTGATACAAACTTTGAGTATGAAGACTTAGAACAATATCAAGAAAGAGTTGAAGTTCAATTTGATGATATGCCTATACCTGTTATGGGTTATATAGACTTTAGATTTAAAGACAAGATAGTAGACTTAAAAACAACTACAAGAATGCCAAGTAAACCTACTCAAGCACAGATGAGACAGATGGCATTTTATTCTATGGCATATCCTGATAATAGTATAGATTTATTTTTTGCTACACCAAAAGATTATAAAAAGTTTACGTTAGATAAATTAGCTTCTTATAAAAAACAACTTAAAAAGGTAGCTTTTAGTATACAAAAGTTTTTGTCTATTAGCAGTGATAAGTATGAGTTGGCTTCTCTTATCTATCCAAATTTTGATTCGTGGACTTGGAATAGTAATCTAAAAAGAGAAGCAAAAAAGATATGGGCAAATGGATAGTGTCAGCATATAGTGCAACTCGCATAGCAAGAAAGCATGGGTATAGGAGTGGTTTGGAAGATATTGTTGCTAAATATCTTAAAGAACATAATATAAAATTCCTATATGAGAAGATTAAGATTGAGTGGGAAGACCTTTCTTATCGTACCTATACCCCTGATTTTGTTTTAGATAATGGAATTATTATAGAAACTAAAGGCAGATTTATAGCATCAGATAGGAGAAAACATATTGCTATAAAGAAACAACACCCTAATTTAGATATAAGGTTTGTATTTACAAACAGTAAAACTAAGTTACGTAAGGGTGCTAAATCATCATATGGAGAGTGGTGTATTAAATACGGTTTTAGATATTATGATAGAATAATACCTGAAGATTGGCTAAAGGAAAAGAAAAAAATAAAGTATTCTAAATTTATACCTTTTCCAAATAAAAAAGTAAAAAGGAGTTAAAATATGGATAATATAAATGTAGAAGATTTTACAATAGTTGTTAGTCCTATTCTTTCAGAAGACAGAAAGAAATGGACAGGTGGTTTATATACTAGCATACTATACAATAATCAAAGTTCTTTAAATAAAGAAGATAAAAAAGCCTTATATGGTATATGTAAATTAATGTGCAATGCTGTATTGCTAAGTAATGTAGATGATGATTTTAGAGAACATCTAGAAGAATTTACAATTACTAATGATACAATTCATGACTTAGAAGAAGAGTTTATAGATAGTCATGATGTTATACCACCCAACAAAAAGTACTTGCATAATGATGGAGATAATGTTATAAAGATAAACTTTAAAACTAAAACGAAAGGAAATGCATAATGGCTGCTAGTATAAAAGAAATGATAGACTTTGAAGATAGTGAACCTACTAAAAAAATAATAGGTAGAGAAATTGTAGAAGAAATGGTAAATCACCCACCACATTATAATCAACGTGGCATAGAGTGTATTGATGCTATTGAAGCTGCAACAGATAAAGGCTTTGAATATTATTTACAGGGTAACATAATTAAATATCTTTGGAGATACAGATATAAAAACGGTTTAGAAGATTTAAAAAAAGCCAAATGGTACTTAGATAGATTAATAGAGATTAAAAATGAAAATAAGAGTTAAAATATTTACAACATTAAATCTAGACCCTGAAGAATATGCTGTTCCTTCCGATGGAAGTGTTACAGAAGAATTTGAAGAGTTATTACAAGAAGTAATACACGATATAAATGGTATAGAAATAAAAAACATTAGAGTAACACAGGAGGAGATATAAATGAATAATATGGGCACAAATTTACCGACAGACTATCAAAACTTTATAGCATTATCTAGATATGCTAGATGGATACCTGAAGAAAATAGGAGAGAAGAATGGTCGGAAACTGTAGATAGGTATTTAAACTATATGCAAGACCATTTAATTAAAAACTATGACTATGATGAAAGAAAGTTTTATGAACTTAGGGATAGATTATTTCATCACATAATAAATTTAGATATAATGCCTAGTATGAGAGCATTAATGACTTCAGGTAAAGCACTTGATAAATGTCATGTAGCAGGATATAACTGTTCATACTTACCTGTCGATAGCCCTCGTGCATTTGATGAGTGTATGTATATTCTTATGTGTGGTACAGGTGTAGGCT